TAAGAGGTAACAAAGTTTACAACTTATTTAGATTTACAACAATCGCTGATGGAGACGCGGCTAACATTGAAGTAAAATTATCAATTGCTAACATCTCATTTAATAACGGAACATTTGATGTAATCGTAAGAGATTTCTTTGATTCTGACAATAACCCTGTTGTTCTTGAGAAGTTTACAAACTGTAATATGAATCCAAACGATAATAACTTTATCGCTAAAAAAATTGGAACATTGGATGGTGAATATGAATTGAACTCAAAATATGTAATGATTGAAATTAACGAAGACGCTCCGATTGACGCGTTAGCTTGTGGTTTCCGTGGTTACACATTTAGAGAATATGCAGGAGTTAACTCACCATTCCCAATCTATAAAACAAAATACGATTACCCAGGTGAAGTTGTTTATGACCCACCATTTGGTTTATCTTCAGGTGCGGATGACGCTATCAGAAGTGCGGGTGACAATGTTCGTAGAACTTACTTAGGTATTTCTGATACTATTGGTATTGATGTTGATTTCTTCACATACAAAGGTAAACAATTACCGTTAGATATCTGCACGGACACTACAGGTGATGATTGGGCATACCAAACAAGAGGTTTCCACATGGATATTAACGCAAGTGGTATCACAATCCCTAACGGATTCTCAACAAGTGGAACACCAGCATTCTACGTAGGAGCAGGAACATTCACTTCAGACCCTGATAATGAGTCTAACCCTTATTATAGACTATACGCTCGTAAATTCTCTTTACTATGTCATGGAGGATTTGACGGATGGGATATCTATACTGAACACAGAACAAACGCTGATAGATTTGTTTTAGGTAAAATTGGTTATAGAAACGGAGCATGTCCATCATTCAAATACCCAAGTGCTACAGGATGGGGAGCGTTTAAACAAATCACAGTTGGTAACAACTCAAGTGATTGGGCAAACACTGACTATTACGCTTATTTATTAGGACAACAAACATTTGCAAATCCTGAAGCGGTTAATATTAACGTATTTGTTACACCTGGTATTGATTATGTAAATAACTCTAACTTAGTAGGTGATGCAATTGAGATGATTGAATACAATAGAGCTGACTCAGTTTATATCTGTACGACTCCTGACTACAATATGTTTGTTCCTACTACAGGTAACGCATTAGATTTAATCTACCCACAAGAAGCGGTTGACAACTTAGATAACTCAGGAATTGACTCTAACTACACCGCAACTTACTACCCATGGGTATTAACGAGAGATACTGTTAACAACACACAAATCTATTTACCACCAACTGCGGAGGTAACAAGAAACTTGGCGTTAACAGATAACATCGCATTCCCTTGGTTCGCTGCGGCGGGTTACACTCGTGGTATTGTAAACGCAATTAAAGCGAGAAAGAAACTTACTCAAGAAGATAGAGATACTCTTTATAAAGGTAGAATTAACCCAATCGCAACCTTCTCTGATGTTGGAACTGTAATTTGGGGTAACAAAACTCTACAAATTAGAGAATCTGCACTTGACAGAATCAACGTAAGAAGATTATTACTACAAGCTCGTAAATTGATTTCAGCAGTTTCTGTAAGATTATTGTTTGAACAAAACGACCAAAAAGTAAGACAAGATTTCTTAGACGCGGTTAACCCTATCTTAGACGCAATCAGAAGAGACCGAGGTTTATACGATTTCCGTGTAACTGTTTCTTCAGACGCGGCTGACTTAGACAGAAACCAAATGACAGGTAAAATCTATATCAAACCGACTAAATCACTTGAGTTCATAGACATCACGTTCTACATTACTCCAACAGGTGCATCGTTTGAGAACATCTAAAAAATAATTAAAGGACAGGTCGAAAAAAATCGGCTTGTCCTTATTTATTAATATGAATATGAAAATAAGAAAAATAATATTAAATGAAGGTATTACAGAAGAAGGAACTCCTGATATGAAATACTACGCCTTTGATTGGGATGATAATATTATGGTTATGCCAACAAAAATAGTTCTTAAAGATGAGAACGGAAAAGAGGTTGGAATGTCAACTGAGGATTTTGCTGAGTATAGAACAGAAATAGGGAAAGAACCTTTTGAATACGAAGGACACACTATTGTTGGTTTTGCGGAAGAACCTTTTAGATACTTTGGAGTTAAAGGTGACAAACAATTTATAATTGATTCGTTAACCGCTAAACCAGGTCCCGCTTGGAACGATTTTGTTGAGGCGGTTAATAACGGTTCAATCTTTTCAATAATAACTGCTAGAGGTCACACACCAAATGTATTAAAAGAAGCGGTGTATAATTTAATCGTCTCAAATCATAACGGGTTGTCATCAAAAGAGTTAGTTAAAAACTTAGAAAAATATCGTGATTTAGCAGACCAAGAAAATGTATCCCCAAAAGAAATGATTCGTGAATATTTAGACATGTGTAAGTATCATCCTGTAAGTTACGGTGAAGGTTCGGCGACTAATCCCGAGGAAGGTAAAGTTAAAGCGATGAGACAATTTATTGACTACATTAAAGAAATGTCGGCTCAAATTAATAAGAAGGCATATTTAAAGAACAAAGTATCAAATAGATTCGTAATACCTAAAATTGGATTTTCAGATGATGATATAAGAAATATAGAAGTAATGAGAAAACATTTTGATAAAGACGATTTAAATATTTATCATACTAGTAAAGAAGGTAAAAAGAATTACTAGGACTGGACTAGTAGAAGATTAAAATTAAAAAAATAAAAGTAAAGAGAAAAAAATTTATCTCTATATATTTATAAATAAAATAAACAGAAAAAACAAAACAACACAATGGCTGATTTACTAATGAAAATGCCGATTCCTTATGAACCAAAAAGGAATAATAGATTTATACTTCGTTTCCCATCTACTTTGGGGATTAACGAATGGTTCGTAGAAACTGCGGCTCGTCCACATATCACAATTAACTCTGTTGAGATTCCGTTCTTAAACACTTCAACATATGTTGCGGGACGTTTTACATGGGGTGAATTAAACGTTACTTTTAGAGACCCAATCGGTCCTTCAGCGTCACAAGCTCTTATGGAGTGGGTTCGTTTATGTGCTGAGTCTGTAACAGGTCGTATGGGTTACGCCGCAGGTTATAAGAAAAACGTTGACCTTGAAATGTTAGACCCAACAGGTGTTGTGGTTGAAAAATGGATTATGGAAGGAACGTGGATGAAAGACGTAAACTTCAACTCTTTAGGATATTCTGATGATAAGGTTGCAACTGTAACCGCTCAGCTTAGAATGGACCGTTGTATCTTAGTTTACTAATTTTGTTTATATTATATTATATTAATGAAGATTCCTGTATAGAAATATATGGGAATTTTTTTTATAAAAACATATTGTCTTTATAAAAAACAAAGGTCAACTATATTTTATAATAAAAACAAGTCAATATGGAACAAAATTTAATAGAAGCTGGAACACAAAATTTTAATTTACCTCATGACGTAGTTACATTACCAACAGGTGGGGTTTTCTACAAAAATAAAAAAAGGTCAATTAAAGTTGGATATTTAACGGCTAACGATGAAAATATTTTAATTGGTGCCGCTCAAAATTCAAATAATATTATTCTAACATTACTTAGAAGTAAAATTTACGAAACTGAGTTAAGACCTGAAGATATGTTAAATGGTGATATTGAGGCGATTATGATTTATTTACGTAATACATCATTTGGACCTGAATACACGTTAACATTAACCGACCCAAAAACAGGTAAACAATTTACAACAAATGTAATTTTGGATGAGTTGAATATAAAACAAACTCAAGTTAAACCTGATGAACAAGGTTTATTTACAACAACTTTACCTAAGACAGGTGTAACTGTCAAATTAAAACCATTAACATATGGTGAAATTTTAGAAATCTCAGATTTTGCGGACCAATATCCTGCGGGAAGAGTTGCTCCAACTGTCACATGGAGATTGAATAAAATAATTCAAGAGGTTAATGGTAAGACTGACAAAGGGGATATTGCAATGTTTATTGAAACATTACCAATTATGGATTCTAAGTATATCCGAACATTCATGAAAGATAACGAACCGTCTTTAGACCTAACAAAAACAGTAAAAGCCCCATCAGGAGAATTGGTAACGTTTGATGTTACCTTTGGGGTGGAGTTTTTTCGGCCTTTCTTTTAATTACCGACAATATCTCATAGAAGAATATTATCTAATGGCAAAATTTCTCAGAACTTCGTATTCTGACTTTTTTAGTATGCCAACATATATGAGAAAATATCTCATTGATAAAATCATAGAACATAACACACCAAAGAAATAGTAAAAAAATTGGTGTGTTATGTATTTATTATAAAACATTAATCAATGGCTGATGACAATAAAGGTTTAGACGATTTTAAAGATTATGGTGGTAAAATAGGGAAAGCCTTTTTTGACCAATTCATGACCAATTTTGATGCGTCATCAATTTTAGGTCAGATTGACCAAATTGAAAAAGGGGCAACTGAAGTTGCGAAATCTTTTGGTCAAGGTAGAGAACAAATTACCGCGATTAAAGGTGCTTTGGCTGATGCGGTTGAAAGTGTAACTGTATTAGGTGGTGGTTGGAATGACATACTTGAAATACAAAAAGGTGTTACCGCTGAAATAAATAGAAATTTAATATTATCATCAGATTCATACGATAAGTTATACGCGACTAAAGAAGTAACAGGAAGAGGTATTGGTGAATTGACTAAAGGTTTTAAAGACGCGGGATTTGCGATTAGTCAGATTGATGACCAAATGCAAAAAGTCGTTGACATATCAAGAGCTAATGGTGTCAACGCGAGTGCGGTTTCAAAACAAGTTGTTGACAACATGTCATCAATGAACCAATTCAATTTTCAAGGTGGAGTAGAGGGAATGGCAAAAATGGCTGCTCAAGCGGTTAGTTTAAGGGTTGATATGAAGTCTGTTCTTGACATCGCAAATAATTTATTTGACCCTGAAAAAGCGATTGAAATGGCATCGGCAATGCAACGTTTAGGTGTTGCTCAGGGGGATTTGTTAGACCCTTTAAGATTAATGGATTTAGCACAAAACGACCCCGCCGAGTTACAAAACCAAATTGCGGAAATGTCCGAACAATTTGTTCAACTGAATAAAGATGGTCATTTTGAGATTATGCCAGGTGCTAAACGACAATTAATGGAGATTGAAAGTGCCATGGGGTTACCTAGAGGTCAATTATCTAAAATGGCATTAGGGGCTGCTGAGGTTGAGGATAAGATGTCAAAAATTAAATTTCCTGATGTTAGTGAAGACCAAAAGAAGATGATTGCCAATATGGCTGAGATGGGGGAAAGTGGTCAATATGAAGTTACATTTACGGATAATAAAGGTCAACAACAAACTAAGGCGGTTACAGAACTGCAAAAAGAAGATATTGACGCTTTAGCCAAGGCATCTGAACCTAAGGACCTTGAAAAAATACAATCGGACCAATTAACAACACAAGTATTTATTGGTAAACAAGTTGAAGCAATTGCGAATAGAACAGGACGAGCTATTGGTAAAGGTAAAGCGGTAACAACTATGCAAGACGCTTCAAGAGAAATTGCCGCTCAAATTCCTAAAATACCTGGAGAGTCTTTTACTACCAAAGGTATTGGAAAAAGTTTTGATGAAGGATTTGACAATTTCTTTAAAAAATTAGATGAGGGTGGACCACTATCTGCGGTTTTAGACAGTTTCCAAGGAACCGCTGAGTTTATGAAAAAAGGGTTTGATGAAAGTTTAGTTAACGCAAAAACATCTTTTGATGAATTAAATAAATCAACTAACCCTGTAATCCAATCAATGATGAAATTAGGTGGTGTGTTAGGTGAATTTATTAAAGATAAAGAACATTTAGGTGGTAGTAGTGAGACAACTCAAACCGTTACCGCTCAAGATTTTATGATAAAAACTTTACCTGAAGATAAATTAGTTATGGCAGGTGGAACTAATCTTGATGGTGGTAAAACAGGGTCAATGGAGACAAAAACAACCGCTGACATCAATTTGAATATTAAAATTGATAGTAATAATCCAAATATTAAAACTGAAGATATAATAATTGCACTTAACGAACAATCGGTTAAAGAAAAAATGTTAGAATCTTTCCGTGATGGTTTAAATAGTGCTAACGGGTCAAACGGTTCTAACCCAATAACTGCTAGACAACAAATGAATCGAATGGCAAATATGGCGTAAAAATAAAGATGAAATCTATTTATAATAAAAACAATACATGACAGGGAGTAGTTTATCTTTCGCATCAACATCAAGTTTTAGAGACGCGTTAATGGCCAAAAATTTGGCCCCTTACACTGTAACAGGTGTATACACTCCTCCTGCAGGACCGTTAAATTATGAGGTAACTCAAAATGTGTCTCAAGTCATTGATTCACCTGATAGTTTAATCCATGATGACCCATATGCACAACAACTATATCCATTAAATGAATATGGACCTGAAGGTGGTTATAATTTAAACATAACTTATAATAATCCACCATTACCTGTTAATTCAAATCAAGGTGAATATAGTCCTAATGATACTGTATTAGATTTAGTTAATGAAGTCTACATTGATGCCGCGTATATTGAAAATAAATACGGACCTGATGGAGGATTTAAAGATATGATTGTCATTGATAGTCTACAAAATAATAATAAAATCTATCAACCATATTGGAACCCACCAACATTCGTTCCGTCATTATACACCCCATTTGAAATATTAACTTCAACAACTCCTGTTGGTTCAGACGGTCCATTATCACAAGACTCGTATCTTGCAAAACTTGGGGCACAAACTTTAAAAGGTTTATTTGAGGATAGAGTTGCTCTTGAAGTATACCAACATACCGTAGGAGCGGTTAATTTACAATCGTTACAAGACCCTTTTGAACTTAGTTTATTAGTTACAGGTCAACAACCTTTAATATATAAAAATTGGAGAATTACAGTTCCTGAGAACCCTATTTTAGCGACGATTGATTTGGCGACAAGAATGGCGGGGGCTTATTGGCCTGTTTCACCAATTCCTGGAGATTACTTTACTGAAAATGATTTAAATGGTCAAACACAACAAACGTCAACCGCGTTAAATGTAACAAACCAATTAACAGGAGGGTTTTTAGGACCAATTTTAAATAAATCAAGAAACCCATCTCAAATATTTTTAGCCAATACAGGTAACGGACAAAGGTCTGCGTTATTTTCTAACATTAATTATAATAGATATCAGCCAGGTTATGATAAGACTTATGGTGGATTATTAGGGGTTGGACAAGCGTTAGTTAATTTAGCGGTTAATTTAATTAACCCTGATAATGGAACCCTTATTGGTGGTTATTACGTTGGTAGTAAAAATGCCGAACCTTCTACAATAACATCACCACCAAATCAAATACCTGTTGACCCATTTGGTAAACAAGTTCAGACACCTGTATACGGTCCGTCTGAATTAGGTATTTTATATGAAGGTAATGAGAAACAAATTAACTTTGGTTTAGCGGGTAAATCATTAAGTGATGGTGGTGGTGTTGACGGACAGTTTGTTTGGGTATCACCAAAATATAAAGATAATGCAGGATTCCACGCAACACCTGGTGGTGGTTCAGGTAGTTTAGATGAAGGTTTTAATCAAATCAGTTCTAACTACTTAAAAGATGAATCAACAAACATTACTTTCAAACAGTCATCAATCCTTGACCAAACTCAAAGATTAGTTGATTCGGCTGACAATGTTTCGGGTATTAATAGATTAAAACATGTTGGAAATGCTATTAACCAAGTTAGTAAAGTTTTCAATGATGGATATAAAGAAATGACCAAAGGTTCCCAAGTATTGTCTTATACGGATAATACAACAGGAGGTGAGGTTGGAATTGAGTATTGTAGAGTGTTTACGAAAGATACTCCATATTACACATATGCTGATTTACAAAAGACTGATGGTATTACAACTTCAGGAAGACGATTTACTAACTCAGT